GGCTCGACTCGATGTACGCGGCGAACATCGCATTGAAGGCCGCGGCCTCGAGCGAGACCTTCTCGAACTTGTCGAGCATCTTGTGCTTGAGCAGCACCGAGGTGATGCCGTTCTTGCCACGGCTTTGCCCGGGCTGGTCGTTGTCGAAGACGTGCAGCACGAGCTGCCGGCCCCACGGCGTTTCCCGCGCGACCCGCTTCCAGGTCCTCATGCCCGTGCGGATGTTGATGAAGTCGCTCTCGATGTGCGAGGCGATGTGGTAGGCGACGGCCTCGCCCATCGGGCCGCGCTCCACGCCCCCGCGGAAGACATCGTCGTCCTGTTTCCCGAGCGGGTTCGAGAGCCGCGCCGGGTCGATCATCTGGATCGCCGTCGCGTACGGGTAGCCCGGCCGCGGCAACCATTCGCCTGTAGCCAGGATCTCGAAGCTCGTCAGGTAGGAGCGATAGGCCTGCGCGAGCAGCCCCGACAGGCGCGAGCGCCGCGAGGCATCCGCGTAGCAGCAGATGTCCTCGGACCAGGCATCGAACTTCGCCTCGACCTCGTCCTCGAGCTCGTCCATCTCCTCGGCCCGGTCATCACCCTTGAGACCGAGCGCCCGGCGGTCGGGCTTCGCGTTCAGCAGCAGCCCCGAGCCGATCACGTTGTCGACGTGCATCTGCACCGCGCCGGAGGCGAACCCGTTGTTGCGGATCAGATCGCGCGTGCGATCGCGCAGCGTCTCGAGCTCGGGCAGGATCTCGCCGTCGGCCGAGAACTGGCCAGGGTGCCAGGTCCCGAGCTCGCGCCCGGCGAGGTCCGCGCCCTCGTGCGCGGTGATGTCGAACTTGCGACCGCGCTCGTCGACGATCACGGACTTCGCCATTACCACCTCACCGAGAGCGGCCGGCGGGCCTTCGTGGAGTCGACCTCGCCCTCGAGCTGCGCGATATAGCGACGAAGCTCGTCGATGTTGGCCGCCGTGAACTGCGCGCGCGTGTCGGCGTACTGGACCATCGCCGCCTGCTTCCCGGTGAGAAGCGCGTGGAGAGCGTCCTTCGCCTCCGCGAGTTTTTCGGCTGCAGTCATCGGTCTCCTCTCACTCTTCGCTCGACCCGAACGTCACAGGTCGCCCGAGAAGTCACTGCCTCCATGGAATTGGATGCTGGCCAGCGGGAGATCCCGTTCCAGCTGAACCTTGGTTCGTAGATCTCGGTTTACCGCGACAGCAGTCAGCGACCCTACAGCCCCGGTCCCCTGCACCCCGGTAAGCGCAACGGCGGCACCACCGATCGGCGTCAGCGTGCCCACCGCACCAGCCGCTTGCTCGCCGCTCAGCGCAGCAACAATCTGCGGGCTGAGCGCGCCGACTTCTCCTACAGACTCCTGCCCGACCAACGGGACCGAAATTAACGCCTCTGTCGAGCCCGCCGCCCCCGTACCCTCGACGCCTGTCAGGGCCGCTGAGACAGCCACGGCCATGCTGCCGGCCGCGCCAGCACCCTGAACCCCCGACAGGGCTACAGCACCGCTGGAAGTCGGCGATAGCGTGCCCACGGCGCCCGTGGCAGTGTTGCCGGCGAGCGCCGCGGTGACGGTGACGCCAAGGTTGCCGACGCTGCCTGTGCCCGTCACGCCGCTCAGGGCGGCACCGCTTTCGGCCGTCGGTGAAAGCGTCCCGACCGCCCCGGTTCCTGCCACCCCGGACAGACCGGTAGACGCCGAGGCGGACAGGCTTCCGACCGACCCAGTGCCGCCTACCCCGGACAGCGCAACGTTGAAACCCGCCGAGGGCGTGACCGTGCCGACAGCAGCGGTAGCCTCCACGCCGGCGAGCGGCGCGCTAACCCCGGCGCCCATCGAGCCGACAGAGCCCGTCCCGCTGACACCGGACAGGGCGATGACGACCGCGACACCGAACGCGCCGATTGCGCCGGTTGCCGCCACTCCGGTCAGCGCCTCCTCTTCACTCGCAGCGGCCGGCGTGTAGTCGATCGTGACTTCGGCCGCCGTGATGCGGGTCTGGTTGACCGAGTCCGCGGCCTGACTGTTCGTGTGGTCGAATACCAACGCCAACCGCGCGCCGTTCCACTCGGCGACGGTGTGCGTCCCGGTCGGGCTCGGCGTGAAGCTCGTCAGCGCGTAGCCGGCCTGGATCGGCGAGGAGACCGCCGTCGGCGTCGTGCTGACCGCCGTGGTCTCGTCCGCCCGCGTCAGGAACGCATTGACCGTCCCGAGATCGACCGCCATGTTCGGCGTGTTCAGCCGCCGGTGCGCGACCTTGATCGTGATCGAGTTGATCGCGTCCGGGTCGAAGTCCGCCGGCACGTCGTCCAGCTCGACGAACATCGTGCCGTCGAGGACGTTCGGGCTTAGGACGTAGGAAGTGTCCGCGTCGTTGGAATCCGGGTCATCGACGATCGCGCTGGCGTGACTGCCGGTGCCGCCAGTAACCGTCCAGCCAGTGGTGGTCCCGTCACCGCTGGGACGGAGGGTTACAACGCTCATGTGCGTCCTTCAGCGCGCGGTTAAAAATCTCGTCCGAGACGATCACGCCGTTCTTCACCGTCTCGTATAGCCCGTAGTTGCTGTCGCCCCAGCAGATGCCCTTCCGCGGGCCCTTCCACCACCGCATGACGAGCACCCCGTCCCAGGGGTCATCCCATCGGGCCTGCGTCGAATCGAGCGTGGAGCCGTCCGCCAGCCAGACTTCCCACTCGACAGAGCCAGCCGATGGAACCCAAGCACCATCGCTGACTGTCACACGCTCCACCCCCTTACGCGATGCGGATCAAGCCCGTGGTCCCGTCGTTCGTCGGCATCGTCAGCGTGAAGTCCGCCGCCGTGATCGACTGCGAGGCGAACGTGTGCACGCTCACCGCGTACTTCGTCGCGTGCGAGTCGTTGTACAAGAGCGCCGCGTCGAACGCACCGGAGGAGGTCAGGGCCGTCCACGTAACGCTCGCCGACGGCGTGACGTGCGCGGTCGTCGCATCCAGCGCCGGGGGGGTTCCCAGAGTGACGGCCTCGCCGCCAGCGACGTAGTTGCCGGTGGCCGCCAACTCGCCAGTCGTGTTGTAGACCGTGTCGCCGGCGCCGCGCGATGCCGTGGCGAGGTACAGGGCGAGCTTGTAGGCGTCGGACGTGTTCAACGAACGCGCCGGGTTGTCCGTGCCGCCGAGGTTGTGAAAGCCCTTCAAGATGTCGCGCTTGAAAGCGCTCGTCATGGCCTGCGTGTTCGCGTAGAGCAGCAGGAACCGCTCGGCATAGAACGCCACCGGGACCATCAACCACCTGCAAAATCTCTTCATCGCCGCTCTCCTTGCGTTTGGGCTACTTGCCGAACATCGCCGCCACGGCTTGCGCGGAGACGTTCTTCTTCAGTGTCACATGCGCGCCGCGCTTCACGATCTTGCCGTCGAGCCTCCACTCTCTCCACACGGTGCGCTCGTTGTCGTTGTCGAGCACGCCCTCGGTGTATTCGAGCAGCGACTGGTCAATCATTACCGGCGCTTCGTCCTCGGGCCAGCCGTTGCGCTTCAGCTTCACGATCAGAACATCGGCCATCGGTATGGTTACTCCTCGGGGTTTAGTTTCCGTGCCAGGTCCGCGACCGTGCCGGCCTTCTTCGCCGATTCCTTCTTGAGATTGCGCACGCCCTCGACGTGCGCGAGGAACACCTGCAGGGCCTCGCAGTCGAGCCAGTCGTTCGCCCCGCTCTTCACCCACTGCACGCCGCCCGAGGGCAGGCGCATGCGCTGCTCGGCCACGAGCTGCTTGCAGTAGTCGTCCTCGACGTCATCCGGCAGGTGCCACGCCCCCGGCTGGTCTGGCGGCCAGCCGAGCCGGTCGTGCACCCAGCCCTTGAAGTAGCTGTGGTCGAGGATCCAGCGCTTCATCCCGGCGAAGCGGCGCTTGCCGTACCGGTCGACCTCGATGTCGAATGCCGCGTAGAGCTTCGAGGGCCGAGCGCGCCCGAACGTCGCGTAGGCCTTCAGCCCCCGCGCGTGCGCCCACTCGTAGACTTGCTCGGTCCGGTGACCCGAGTCGATCGCCACCGCGGAGATCGGGAGTGAGCCGAACTTGCGGCCGTATAGCTCGGTCAGCCGCCCGTACACCTCCGGCTTGTCCGTCTCTCCCCACAACTCCTCGGCGTGGATGAGCCAGCTCTCGAACTCCGGGCCCCAGCCGCGCACCGCGCAGACGAGCCGGTTGTTCTGCACGTCGACCGAGAGGAAGAGCAACTGCACGCCCTTCGGCACGTCGCCCCGCTTGTAGCCGGCGCCGAGCTTCTTCAATTCCTGCCACTCCGGCGCCTGGCCGCGCAGCATGTACAGCTCGCCGAAGTCTTCGTTCAACGTCTTGCGCACCGTGCCCTGGTCGCCGCTACGCGCGGCGCTCACCCAGTACGAGGCGAGCTGGCCGAAGCTCTTCCACGGCGACATCAGGCCCGAGACCCAGAGGCTGAACGTGTCGGCCTCGGGCGGCTCGCCCACGACCTGGCCGTCGATGACCTTTTGGCCTGGCGCGATCGCCCGGCCGTGCTCGTTCATCCAGAGCTTGTCGGCGTCGCTATGCAGCGCGCCGCAGCGCGAGCAGACCAGGCGCGCGGTGCGCCGGGCCTCCGCCGGCGAGGCCTCCTTCGCCCACTGCAGGAGCTTGAACCGCGGCACGAAGTATTCGCCGCAGTGCCGGCAGGGCACCGCCCACTCGTGTCTTGTTCCTTCCTGCCAGGCACGCCAGATCCGGCTGGGCACGTCCCGTGGATCCGGCGAGACCTCCCAGTGCTCGATCCCCGTCTCCGGGTGCACCTTCGTCGTGACCGTCCCATCGGTAGGCGTGGACACGGCGAAGAGGTTGCCGTCCGCGTAGGTGGCGATCCGTGCGCGCGCGCTTGTGAGCGGATCTCCCTTCGCCTTCCCCTTCCCCGCATCCATAATGTCGACCTCGTCGACAATCACTGTGTGCGCCGGCTGCGATGCGAGCTCGGTCGGCGAACCCACCCAGGCCATGCGCAGCGTCACGCCCGCGACCTTCTTCACGAGCTTCTTCTGCGCCTTGCCGCCCGGCATGCTCTTTCGCAGCGACTCGACCCCCCTGAGCATCGCCGTGATCTGCGGCTCGACCACGCTCTCGAGGTGCGACTTGGTCGGGCCGAAGTAAATAATCGACGCCGGATCGTCGTCGAGCTTTCGCCCGACGATGTTCATCATCGTCGCGGTCTTGCCCATCTGCGTCGCGAGCACCGCCACCGTCATGCGGTAGCGCGGGCTCACGCACGCCTCCTGCAGCGGCACCAGGTAGGGCGTGCGATCGCTACGATACGGACCGGGCTCGGCGCTTCCGGCGGGGAACTGCCGGTTTTCTTCCGCCCATTTCCACGGGCTTCGGATCGGCTTGGGACGGAGTGCGTTCGCCGCCCGCAGCCACACGCCAGCGAGCCTCGAGTCGATCGGCCGATGTGCGAAGTGCGTCTCTGATCTCATTGAGCAGGTAGAGCCTGATCTCCGCAGCGTCTTTCATCGTCCCCAGTTGTGGAGCGCAGCGCGAGGCCACGCTGTCGAGGGTCGAGCGGATGAGCACCATCGTCTCGATCACCGAGGTCTCGACCTCGGCGAGCTCGACCAGCTCGCCCGTCATGCGGCGCACCTGGATCTCGGCCATGCGCGCCTGCGCCGATCGCAGCCGCTGGTTCTCCGCGAGGACCGCGCCGGTCTTCGTCTGGACGTTCTCGTCGCGCCAGGCGCGCGCCGCGGCCGCGCTCGAGGTGGGCATCCCGCGCTTGGAGAGACGCCAGACCTGGACCGTCGAGATCTTCAGCGCCTTCGCGAGCTTCTTGATCCGCGCGTCCGCGCCGGCGCGCCGGACCTTCGCGTCAGCGCCGCGGCGCCGCGCTTT